GCGGTCGACCGGAAGGGGGACGGTCGACCGCGCGGGGGCGTGCCCGCCGCTCGAGGGAACGGCCGCAGCGGTTTGCATGGCCAGGGCGCGTGCCTGGTGCTTGCGAGCGAGGCTCATTGCGGGTTCCTTGAGACGGCAGGCAACTTCGGGGAGACGGCGTCAGGCGCCGGCGCCGGCGTCGGCGTCAGCTTCGCCCACCGGCTCCATGACGATGTTCTCGGCGATGGCGATCAGGGCGTAATCCTCGACGACGTACGCCTCGTTGACGCTTTCGAAGTTCTCGACCTGGTCGCGCTTCGGATTGTCGATCAGCGCCCGGCGGCGGGTGCCGTCCTGGTTGTAGATCGACAGGTTGTCGTAGGTGGTGATGACGACGGTGCCGGCCGGGAAGTTCGGCACAACCGCCGCCAGCTTGCCGCCAATCTTGTCCTGGAGCAGCAGGACGTCACGGGCGAGCTGCTCGGTCGCGGTGTCGCCGGCGGCGTTCACCAGGGCGAACTTCTTGTCGTGCACCAGCTCGTCCGAGACGAACACGACCAGGTCGGTGCGGCGGCGGTGCTGTTCGTCGAGCAGCTGCAGCGTGTCGAACACCAGCGCGTCGAGGTTGACGTAATCCGCGGTGCCCTTAGCCGACACGTGGATGGTCGGCTTGTGGGCCGGTGCATCCGCGTCACCGCTGTGCTCGCCATCGCTCATGATGCGCGCGGGTGCTTCCTCGCGGGTGTGCTGGATCCAGCCCTTGTTGACGTCCTGCAGGAGCGGGAAGGCGTCCCGATCGGTCTGCTTGGCGACGTGGGTGCCGTGCCAACCGATGATCATGCGGTCGAGGCCCTGACGCTTCGTGATCGCATCGCGCACGATGGTCTGGAACTCGGGCTTATGCGCCCAGGCGTCGAGCTTGGCGTAGGAAATGGCCGTGTCGAAGTTGGTCTGCTCGCAGCGATAGCGGGTCGCCGTCAGGCCGGTGGGGTCGATCGGCTGACGCTCGCCCTTCGACGTGTCGGTGCGCCCAGCGATCGAGCTGGTGATGCCGACACCGACCTTTTCACCTTCCTGCTCGGCGACGGTGACGAAGTTGATCTTCGACAGGAACTCGCTCGAGGCCTGGGTCTTTTCCTCGAGCTTCTGCGCGACCGAGGGCGCGACGGTGAACTTCTCGGCGGCCGAAGGGACGCTGGAGAGGAGCGCGATTTGGCTGACGTAGGAGTTGAAGGCGGTGCGGGTCTTGTTGCGCATGGGTGGCTCCGGAAGGCGTGGCTGGCTAGGGGCGAAGGTGCGGCGGGATCAGCAATCGGTGACGATCGAGGTGCCGGCACCGGTGGCGGGTTTGCGGCTGAAGGTGCCGGGCGCCTCGGTGCTCGCGAGCTGCTGCTCGAGCTTGGTGAAGCGGGCATCAAATGCCGTCTGCGCGTCGGTGAACGGCTTGAGCGCGTCGGCCACCGTCGTGGCCACCTGCGCTCCAAGTGCAGAAATCGCGGCCGAGAAGTTGTCGTTGGCGGGCGTCTTTGGCTCTTCCACGACCGGGGGCTTTTCGTCCGGCTTGCCGCCGGTGATGCGTGCAGCCGCGGCCGAGAACATCGCCACGATGCTATCTGCGAGCGTGACGGTTGCAGGTGCGGCTTCGAACTCGATTACCGCCGCTTCGTCAGCCGCTGCGAACACCGTGCCGGGCGCATTGCGCGAGAACTTGAGGGCCTCCGTGCCGATGCTCGCCGGGGTGTCGGTGAAGGCGAGCCCGACCATGCCGATCTTGCCGCAGCCGGCGTAGCTGTCGGTCAGCTCGACCGAGGGAAACGGCTTCTGGTCGGCCCTGGCAAGCTTCACCAGCTGGTCGTTACCGTCTACCTGGCAGTAGAGCGCGCGGCGCTTCTCGACCTTGCCGTCGATGGTGATGTCGACGTCGTCGGCCTTGACCGCAACCACGCTTCCATAGCCGTTGAACGGCGGCTCGGGGCTGTAGCCGGCGATGTGCTCGATGTTGATGCGCGGCGTGTAGGTCTCCACGTTGAAGGTCTCGACGATCTGGTCGATCATTTCCGGCGTGATCGTGCGGCCGTCGCTGATGGTGTTGCCGGCGACGAAGGCGCGGAAGAACTTGCTCTTGGTGCCCATGGCGGTGCGGTCCTCGTGGGGTCGTTCGGTGCTGCCGGGCTGACCGCCGGCTTTTCTGAGCCCCAGACAGGCCGAAAGGCGCCGCGCTTCTCAAGCGAGCGGATTTGTGGAGAGCGTCTCCACAAGAGCGAGCGGGTGATCGGCGGGCGACGCGCGCGGCAAGGTCGCGCCCGTCATGTCCATTCTCGCCGACCCATCCGCCGTTCCGCCTGAGCGCCAAGCCCGCAGCCTGTACTGGCGCGGGTGGGGCGTGACGCAGATCGCGGAGGAGCTGGGCCAGCCTCGCCCGACCGTGGAGAGCTGGCGCCGGCGCGGCGCGTGGGACACAGCGGCGTCGATCACAAAGCTTGAGGACTGCCTCGAAACCCGTTGGATGGCGCTGGTTGCCAAGGTCAAAAAGACCGGCGAGGATTACAAGGAAATCGACCTGCTCGGCCGGCAGGTTGCCGCCCTGGCGAAGGTGCGCCGGTACGAGGCGCCCGGCGGCCATGAGGGTGACCTCAACGAGAACGTCGCCAAGCGGAACGCCGGCGAGCGCAAGCCCAAGAAGAAGCCCAACCACTTCACCGCCGAGCAGGCGGAAAAGCTGCGCGAGATATTCCTCGATCAGCTGTTCGGCTATCAGGAGACCTGGTGGGAGAACCTGTCCCGCCGAACGCGCATGATCCTGAAGTCGCGCCAGATCGGGGCGACCTATTACTTTGCCTTCGAAGCGCTCATGGATGCCGTCGAGAGCGGGCGGAACCAGATCTTCCTGTCGGCGTCCAAGGCGCAGGCCCACCAGTTCCGCAACTACATCATCGGCTTTGCCAAGCTGGCAGGCGTCGACCTGAAGGGCGACCCGATGCTCATCACGAGCGAGCTGCGCCCCGAGGGCGAGGCGGCGGCCGAGCTGCACTTCCTGGGCACCAACTTCCGAACCGCGCAGGGCCGCTCGGGCAACTTCTATTTCGACGAGTTCTTCTGGGTCCACGGCTTCGAGGAGCTGAACAAGGTCGCCTCGGGTATGGCGACGCACAAGCGCTGGCGGAAGACGTACTTCTCGACGCCTTCGACTGTGGCGCATCCGGCCTATCCCTACTGGACGGGCGAGCGGCGCAACCGCCGGCGCAAGAAGGAAGACCGGATCGAGATCGACGTCGGTCACGCGGCGCTCAAGGGCGGACGGCTGTGCGAGGACAAGGTCTGGCGCCAGATCGTGACCGTGCAGGACGCGATCGATGGCGGCTTCGACCTGGTTGACCTGGACGAGCTGCGCGACGAGTACGCCGAGGACGAGTTCGCCAACCTGTTCGGGTGCGTGTTCGTCGACGACAGCCTGTCAGCCTTCAAGTTCAACGACCTGGTCAAGCTGGGTTGCGATAGCCTGGTCGAGTGGACGGACTTCGACCCCGAGGCCGCGCGGCCCTATGGCAACCGCGCCGTATGGGCCGGCTATGATCCGCAGAACAGCGAGACGGGCGACAATGCCGCACTGGTGATCGCGGCACCGCCGGCGTTCCCGGGCGGGCCGTTCCGGATCCTCGAGCGCCACCAGCTGCGCGGGCTCGACTTCGAGCAGCAGGCGGAGTTCATCAAGGGCATGCTGTCCCGGTACAATTGCACGTACCTGGGCATCGACGCGACCGGCGTTGGCGCCGGCGTCTACCAGCTGCTCGCCAAGCCCGAGAGCGGGATCAAGGGCGTCACCAAGATCGAATATTCGCTCGAGGTGAAGGCGGGCATGGTGATGAAGGCGCAGAACGTCGTGCGCCGCGGCCGCCTGGCGTTCGACAGCTCGCACCTTGACGTCGTGTCGTCGTTCATCTCGATCAAGAAGACGGCGACCACCAGCGGGCGCAACCTGACCTTCAAGGCGGGCCGCGGCGGCGAGGACGGCCATGCCGACATCGCCTGGGCAACCATGCACATCCTCATGAACGAGCCGCTGGACGGCAAGGAAAAGCCCAAGGGCTCGATGGAGATTTTTTGATGTCGAAGCGGACCAAGGTGCGGGCGATGTCGCGCGCGGAGACGGTCGAGTCGGCGCCGGGCGCGCTGGTCGCGAACGACAACGGCGCGGTGGAAGCGTTTAGCTTCGGTGATCCGGAGGCCGTGCTCGATCGGCGCACCATCCTCGACATGCTCGAGACGTTCGACAACGGCCGCTGGTACGAGCCGCCGGTGCCGCTGGACGGGCTGGCGCGCGCCTATCGCGCGAGCCCGCACCACAGCTCGGCGATCCAGCTCAAGCGCAACCTGCTGGTGAAGTATTTTGAGCCCTCTGCGCTGCTGTCTTCCAAGGATTTCACCGCCGCGGCGCTGGACTTCCTGATTTTCGGCAACGCCTATTTCGTGCGGCGGACGAACCGCCTGGGCGGCCTGATCCGGCTCGAGCACGTGCCGGCGAAATACGTGCGTCGCGGTGTCGAGCCAGGCGTGTTCTGGTGGGTGCCGAACGCGCGCGAGGCGGAGCCGTGGGCGCCGGGCGAGGTGCTCCAGATCCAGCAGCCCGACATCAACCAGGAGCTGTACGGCGTGCCGGAATATCTGAGCGCGCTGCAGTCGGCGCTGCTCAATGAGGCGGCGACGCTGTTCCGTCGTCGCTACTACCTCAACGGCTCGCACGCGGGCTTCATCCTGTACGCGACCGGCGAGATCGACACCAAGGACACCGATGCGCTGAAGCTGGCGCTCAAGCAGTCGAAGGGACCGGGCAATTTCCGCAACCTGTTCGTGCATGCGCCCAACGGCAAGGAAGGCAGCATCAAAATCCTGCCGATCGCCGAGGTAGGCGCGAAAGACGAGTTCCTGGGCATCAAGAACGTGACCGCCCAGGACATGCTCGCCGCACACCGCACGCCACCGCAGGTGCTCGGGATTGTGCCGGCGCAGGGATCGAGCGGCTTCGGCAATCCGCTTCAGGCGGCAGATATGTTCTTCGACCTTGAGATCGAGCCGCTGCAGGTCGCCTTCACCGAGGTGAACGCCTGGCTGGGTCGCGCCCTCGTGACGTTCCGGAAGCGCATGAACGCCGCGGCCGCCTGACTATTTTTGGCCGGGTGTCGGCACCGGCAACTAACGCCCGCTTTCTTCCATGAACGGTCTGCCGCGCTCAGCAGCCCGCCGCATTTTTCACGCTACGAGCGCATCGAGACACAGTGGCGTGTCCACGATCTGGGTTCTCACTGGAGCTCAGGAAATCTGCCGACGGCGGCCCACTGGTTCCCGGTGCGATTCCCCAGACTTTCGGGTGCGCAGCTTGCGATCTTCACGCAGTCTCGCGGCAAGGGCCTCCCCCGCCTAGGCCGCCGCTGCCGCGTCCGCTATCAATCTAACATTGTCGAGCGTGGCGGCGCGCGAGAGTGCCCGGTGGTGTGCGCCCTGAGCGCGACAGAATGCCGACGAGGGCTGCATGGCAGCGCCTTTCAATGGAGACGAGGACGGCGGTCAGCCCTTTTTAGCTGGCTGCACAGGTGGCGTGCCCTTTAGCGAGGGATTGGAAGCGTTCTGCTTTGGAGGTCCGGCCTTCTTCGGTTTGCGCGCCTCGCGATTACCGCGCTGTTGTTCTTTGGCCATATTCTAATCCTTGAAAACTTCGCCCAGACCGGCCCACGAAGAGGTGGTCAGTGCCGAAAAAGCGAAAGGATTGGGCGAGACCCTGAGGCCGGGCGCCGTCCGAACTGTGCATGCGCCGCTTTCTCCGTCTCTGCCGTCTGCTTATCATGGGCGACACTGCGTCGCACGAGCCGAACGAAACGGACGTGGGGGATGGTTGGCACGAGCAAGCTCCGCCTCAGAGCGGGAGCATGAAGAACTCTCAGTCGCAGCCAAGCTCAAGAGGGGCGGTGCGATAAGCGTGTATATGGGAGGGCAATGCTATTGTGCCAGCCCCACGCTCGGAAAGCGGAAATTGCTTGCAGCCACGCTTCCGTGAGCCTGCCGGTGTACGGATCAGGAGCGATCGCTGCTGCGCTGTACCCCTGTCGCTCCGCGAGGTGGCGATTGAAGCCCCAGCGCCGTCGTGACGTTTGCGCGAGCGTACTACCGCCGTGAGCGCCTTCAATTCCGCTTCTCGCACTATTTACCTGTCGGCAGTGCCCGTCAGCAATGCCGTAGCCCCCTGCCGGTCCACTGCACGAGAAAACAGATAGCCTTGGCCAAGCATGCAGCCCAGAGACTCGAGGTGTCGGGCCTGAGCCTCAGTTTCCACGCCTTCGGCTATGACGCGGATGTCCAGCTTGCCGGCGATGCGGATTAGCCCCTCGATGATCGCCTCGCTGGCGTCGCCAGGCGCTAAACGGTCAACGAAGCTTTTGTCGATTTTGATTATGTCGACAGGGACGCTCAATAGGTGTGTGAGCGAGGCGAAGCCGGTTCCAAAATCGTCAAGCGCGACGCGGAGACCTTTAGCCCGCAACGCCTCGACAGCACTCTGCACAATCCGGTTGTCCCGCCCCATGTATACGGACTCGGTCACTTCGAGGATCACGTGGCTCAGGGGAACGCCCTCGGCGCCGAACGCCGTTTCGAGGACCTGATCCACTGCCCCATGCATGTCCGCAGACGATACGTTGATGCCGACGTGCCCGAACGGAATTCCAAGGTCGAGCCAAGCACGGACGTCGCTCGCGACAAGAGACATCATGCGTGCGGTCAGCGCCGTCGCAACATGAACATCGGTGGTGGCCTCGTGAAATGACGCCGCTGTGATAATTCGCTCCCCCAGCCTCAACCGGCATAGAGCCTCCAGCCCTACCACCTCACGGGTGCCAAGCAGAACAATCGGCTGATAGTGTGCTTCGATCCTGTTCTCCCGAAGCGCGGTGTCAACGGACTGGATCGCTTCTAGCCGACGTGTGATGCTGGTGCCGATCCCAGGCCAGTATTGAACAAAGCCGCCGCGGCCGCTTTCCTTCGCGTGGTATAGGGCGAAGTCGGCGTTCTGTCGAACACGGTCAGCCGTGCGATCCTCCTTCGAAAAAAGTGCGCCGCCGATCGTGGCTCGTGGGACCACGACATGGCCTCCACAATCAGTCGGCCTCATGAGCGCGCTCAAGATACGCTCTGCCAATTCGCCGAGGTCTTGGAGCGCGTCTGCGGATTGCACAATTACCGCGAACTCATCTCCTCCGATCCTAAAGCTCCGGTGAGGAAAACTGGCCTGCCAAATGCGAGCACTCGCAACCCTCAGCAGACAATCGCCGGTATGATGTCCAAAGGTGTCGTTGACGACCTTTAGGTTGTCGAGATCCACGGCGAGGAGTGCCCACGTTTCGGGTACCTCGCACGGCAATGCGGCAAGAACTGTTTCGAAGGACGCGCGGTTCGGCAAGCCAGTGAGCGCATCGGTATACGCCTGCCGCTCTCGTTCAGCGACGCGCTGGTGGCGTTCGATCGCGATGACGGCGAGGGGGATGAATACTTGGACGATCCGCTGCTCGGCCTCGGTTGGGCCGCGGCATTCGCGGAAATAGAATGCAAAGGTGCCGATTGGAGCACCTTCAGAGTCGAGTATGGGACTGGACCAGCAAGCACGGAGGCCGATTGGAAGCGCGAGGTGCTTAAATTCCGCCCAGAGCTCGTCGGCTTCGATATCCACCACTGTTATGGGTGTGCGAAGGTAGGCGGCGGTGCCGCACGAACCGACTTTTGGCCCGATTGCCACGCCTTCGAGTGCAGCTGAATATCCGTCAGGCAGGCTCGGCCCGGCGAGCGGATGGAGCAAACCCGCCGGATCTACTGTCAGGATCGAGCAAATCACGCCGGGTACTAGCTTTTCAGCCTCGATGCACAGGCGTGTGGCGGCTCGCTCGAGGGCTTCCCCCCTCGCAATCATCTCCAGAATGGTGTTCTGCAGTTGTAGAAAAGGTTGCATTGAAGCTGTGCCATCACGACGGTCGCCCGGTATATCCGGCCGGTCATGGATGCGTGGACGGTTTTGTCTTTCCAATAGGTTATCATTTGCGAAAACGTGAACGGCCCGCGTGCGCCGCAGCTTTCCGAGTGGTGGCCACGCCGATGGGCGAGCGGATCCCGAGGTTGAGTGGGCCGCGGTGTGCCGAGCCGGTCTGCGCGCCCCCCAAGAACACGCTTTACACCCCGCCTCGCCCGGGAGCTTTTCGAGGCGCTTTTGATGCAAAATTCGGGACGGGGCGCACCCCTACGGAAACTGCCGCGGAAGCCCGCGATTTCGCGCCCGTCAGGTGTTTCACTTTGATGCCGCGATGCGCCTTCGGCAAGGGTTACGTGCGAAGGCGTGGCACGGCCGTTGCTAGGATGCGCAGGATGCCCAAAAAAGACCCCGATCTCATGAGAGACC